TGAAAGAGTTCTTATTGGTGGTAAAACTCCTGTTAAAGAAGATTAAAAAAAAAGATAGAGGGATGGGGGCCCTCTATCTTCTCTTTATAAGAGAAATGGAATTAGCTCATTATACTAACAGAGAGCTTTCCGTTCCTCATCCCAGAACCATTAAGGTATGGGGAACCATAATGGTCTGGTACTTCACCTTTATAATATATAATTGAAATAAGATTTAGATTTATTAACTATATCCCTCCATAGGGTGGTTAGACTACATTATTATAAATCAAGACTCTTTGTATGATATATAACGTGTTTAATCACCCACATATATGGAGAGAAGACTTGAGTCTCAAAGTTATAAAAACTAACTTATTTCTTTGAAATAAATTATAAAGGAGGAAAAACTCATGGCTTCTGCTGACGTGAAAATTATATGGGATGACCAAAGTCAGATTCCCACATCACTGTTAGAATCTGCTCAGAATACAATAGATTATCCTATTATCATGACAGTATTTTCTGCAGATAAAGGCCCCGAGGAATGGAAACAGCGTCTTAGCATTGATGACATGAAGGCATATTATGGTAATATTCCTTCATTTTATAAACATGGACAGGTATTGATTCAGGCATATGATGGTGCCGATGCAGGTGCTCGTATGACCTGTAAGCGTATTGTCGATGACGATGCTATGCTTGCAAATATCGGTGTCGTTGCAAATATTGATGTAGTTCCTTATCAACTTACGGATGGTGTTGGTAATAAACTGTGGTACGACCAAAGTACACAGAATAAGACTGTCACCACTACTCCTCAATTTGATCAGTATGGTAATCCTGATCCTCATGCAATGGTGTTAGCAAACCAGATTAATATCAATTTTAATCTTGTATCCGTTGTTATGCAAGGTAACGATGTAAGCAATTTTGCTAATGCATTTTATGCTGCAAATAAGCATACCGGTACTCTTGGTAGCTCTTCTGATAAGTATGCATTGTTCCTCTTCCTCGACAACGGTCGTGGTGTTTCCAATAAGAGGTTCCGTATTTATCGTGATACTTCTCGTTCTGCTCCGGTTAAGTACGTTCGTTACTTCCTTGAGATTTCTGAGAATGGTGAGATTCTTGAGACTCTGCCGTTCACTATGAATCCTGATGTTGTTGAAGCAGATCGTAATACTTCTCTGAGCGATGTCGTTCTTCGTCGTTCTAAGCAAGTTCGTGCTGTCATCTTTGAAGATGAGTTTAAAGCATTCACTGAGAACGTATCTGCTCTTGCTGGTCTTAGCAACAATGAGTATGCTTATGCAGACTGCTTGTTTGGCACTAACCTGTATGGCAAGACTTATGAAGATCCTATTCCTGGTTCTAATTGCAAGATTGTTGTTTCCCCGACTCCAGTTAATCTGTCTACTATTTATGGTATTCAGCTGCTTAATGGTTCTAATGGTACTAGCTTTGGTGATCGTCCGATACTTGCAAGTAACTATGCTATCAAGATGATTGAAGCATACAATGGTTATTTTGATGATTGCATCTATGATGTAGATAATAACCGTGTTGATGCTATCTTTGATGCTGACCTGCCAGAAGCTGTTAAACGTGAGATTGAAGGATTGGTCAATTTCCGAGAAGACTGCATGTACTTCCGTGATTTTGGTCGTGATATTAGGGGCATTGCAGATATTAAACTTGAATTTGATACGAATGCTGTATCTAAGAGTAGATTCTGCGCTACCTACATCAACTCTTACGACATTTATGATCCTTGGACCAAGAAGCAGATTAACGTAACCGTGATGTACAACCTCGTTCGTCTCTTCGTTAACCACTTCATCAATGGTCGTAACCGTCCGTTCTGCGGTCAGAAATATAATTGCGTTATTCCTACTGCAGATATGATTCCTGGTTCTCTCAACTTTATGCCTAAACGTACTCCGGCAGTTGATCAGAAACAAGAACTTGATGATCTTCGTGTCAACTATGTTGCAATGTATGAAGGTACTATTCTTGCTGTTGCTTCTGAGTATACTTCTCAGGAACAGTACACTCAGCTTTCCTACATCAACAACGTTCTGTCTGTTCAGGAAGTTATTAAGGCTATTCGTGTTGTCTGCCCGAAGATTCGTTATAGCTTCATTGATGAAGGTTCTGATGATCTGATTAAGTATAAACAGGATATTCAGGATCTGATTATCTCTAAATACTCTAATAGGTTCAAGTATTGCACCATTGAGTATATTACCGATGAAATCTACACTCTGAATAAGATCATTTACGCAGTTATCAAAGTTCGTTTCCGTGACTTTGTTCAGACTGAGTACTTCAAGATTACCGCATTAATCTAAGAAAGGAGCGTGAATAGTCATGGCAAATGCAACTAATAGCGGCACTGTAACTCCTGATTATATTTTTAGCGATACAGTATCCGTACGTGATATTACTAAATTTACCCTTATGCGTGGTGTAACTGACTATACTGCGCTTCAGCAGTTTGATCTGTATGAGACTGGTTACTCTTTCTTGATCAATCTGCAGATTCCTGGTTTTCTTGATAAATTACAAGCACTTAGCAGTTCTGGTAATGGTGGTGCTGCTGAGGGTTATGCTGCTTTGATCTCTAACTATCGTCATATTCTTGAGTATGACTTCCGTGGAGCTCAAGGTATTGAAGATATCACTTCTGAAACCTCTGCTCTTACTAATGGTATTGATGATCTGCAGATGATCACTCGTGTTCGTGAACAGGCTGCTTCTCAGTTCACCATGCAATATTTCGAGAGGTCTGGATCTGTTATCACTAAGACTCATGAAGCATTCCTTCGTGGTATCAAGGATCCTCGTACTCAGTTCAAACGTTATCTTGGATTGATTGATGGTCCTACTACTGTTGCGACTGGCTCTGAATTGAGTAAGACTCCTGTAATTGATAAAGGATTCCACAATGAAGTATTCCACTTCCTTCTCATTGTAACCGATAACACTGGTTTCAATGTTGAGAAAGCTTATATCCTTGCTTCCTGTCAGCCTTCTGCTGCTAATACCTCTATTTACAATGTAACTAGGGGTGAGATTCAATTCTCTGAACTCTCTGTTTCCTTTAATGGTTTCCCTGTTTCTGGTAAAGTTGTTAACTCTCGTGCAGCTAAATTCTTGCAATGGATTAATGACAATACCTGCTTCGATGAGATGCAGTTTGGTTATCAGGTTCTTTCTCCTGATAGGACTAAAGCTGTTCTCGGAGATGGTTGGGAATCTAAACAGAACTTTAAGGATTCTCAGACTATTACAAAGAGTCCGACTCTTGACGACTTTGATCCTAATAGTGCATTTAATACTGGAGAATCCAATAACGGTGGTAGAGCTGTTACTGTGTAATAAAATTATTATCTCCCATACCCATTATGGGTATGGGAGGTTTTAATATGGGCTACATTGGAGTAACTCAGAAACCTTTTGTAGAATAGGAGGTTTAATAATCGTGGCTAATGGAAGAGATATAGGCAATGACCTTATGATGAGTGTAGATTTCAATAGGAAACTTGCTCAGAGAACACAAGATAACATAGATAGACTGTATAAGTCTACTTATTACACAGATAACAAAGATAAACAGTATATAGATACAATGCGTGATCAGATGAATAAATCAATCAATGGTTTGATTGATAAGACTAGATTACGCAATGGAGAAACAAATATCTCTGCATTATACTCTAGAACTCTAGCAAAAGGAGATAACTCTCTTTCTATAATGAAAGACATTACAGATTCATCTATGCTCTCTGATATAATGGATCTCTACTCTAATAATATGGTTATTAGGGATATGGATAGAGAGATAGATGTAGTTCTCAAATACGTTCCTAGATTAAGACAAGCACAACGTCTTATTCAAGATGCAGTATTATTTGCAGATCATATGGAAGAGGATGCTGTAAAGATTACTATTCTTAATGCTATACAAGATCCAGGAGATGCTAATGATAAAGTATCCTCAGAAACAGATGAAGATAAAGTAAAGGCATGTAAGAAGAAGTATGATTGGGACGATTTCAAAGAAAAGCTCTACAATAAGACTTCTTACTATGGAGAGCAGTTTGTTTATATTCTCCCATATAAGAAAGCATTAGAGCGTATGATGAGAAATAAAGAGTCTCATTCTGGTATTGTAACTGAATCTACTTATCTTACTGAAGAAGAAATTACAGATCTCTATGAAGAGTACTCCTCTACTATGTCTCTTAAGATAGCTGTATCTAAAGATAGTAATGGTGTTATACATGAATCGGTATATGATTCAGATACACTAGATATTCAAACCTTAAATTCCCTCAATAACTCCAAAAATACCATTGTAGAAGACTTAAACATCGAATTTAACAATTCTGGATGTATCCCCAGTATAGTTACACAGGCCTCTAATTTGAGAAGGTTTTTAGCAGAAACACTTACACCTATTCAAGAGGTTTCCCTCAAAATGGACTATGGTCTGGTAAAGAATTCTTCGTATTTGAAGAATATTGACAAAGAATTTAAGAAATTTGCTAAAGATTCTTTGAAAGCTCCTAATGATGTAGCAAATGATGGATTTACAAATAATAGTACTGATAAGAACTCTACAAATATCAATGTTCCTGGTTGTATAGTAGAGCTTCTTAAGCATGAGTATGTGAAACCTCTATACATCAATAAGTGCTGTTTAGGATATTACTATATAGAATCTGATCGTCCTATGGATTATGATGCTCAGACTACATTCTCCTCTACCTTGGGAGGTTTGCGTCCTCGTAGGTCTACTAGAGATAGAGAGAATATGGATAAGTCTTATATGGATAATGCAGTTCTGAGGAAGATTGCTAAAGAGATCTCTGACAAGATTGATAGAAAGTTCATTAATGCTAACCAAGATCTTGCAGAAGAAATCTACACTATCCTCAAGTACAATTCTGAGCATAATGATGGCAAAGTATCTAAAGTTCGTATCTCATTCATTCCCCCTGAGGATATAGTTCACTCTTACTTCGATATGAATGAGAATACTCATAGAGGCAAATCTGATTTTGAAATGTCTTTATTCCCTGCTAAACTGTTCTCTTGTCTGTATATCAGCAATTGCATAGCATTGCTTACTAGAGGATTTGATAAACGTGTATATCATGTTCGTCAATCTGTTGATACAAACATCAAAGCAGTTCTTCTCAACGTCATCAATCAGATCAAGATGTCTAACTTCAATCTTCGTCAGATAGAGAATATGAATAACATTCTCAATATCACTGGTAGATTCAATGATCTTGTTGTTCCTCAGAATGCTAATGGAGAACAGCCAGTAACTATGGAAGTTTTACCTGGACAGAATATAGATGTGAAGTCTGAGTTCATGAGAGATCTTGAAGAGATGGCAGTAGAACTGGTAGGAGTTTCTATGGAGATGGTTACCTCTCATTTCTCTCAAGAGCAAACTGCAACTAATGTTGTTCAGAACTCTGAGAGAGTATTGAAACTTGTAAACTATCGTCAGAAGAAATATGCTCCTATCTTAGCAGAGTGTTTTACCAAAATTTATCAAGCAGAGTATGAGACTAATGATATCATAGAAGTAGAACTTCCTATTCCCTCTCAGTTGAGATTGAATAACTTGTCTCAGTTACTCTCAGTAGGAAATGACATCATTCAGAATGTGGTAATGATGATGGCTCCTAATGATGATGAGTATGATAAAGCAGTATTCACTGGTAAACTCATGGAGTACTTCTTCGGTTCTAGCTTCGATATGAAGAAGATAGAAGAACTGTATGAGGAAGCTCGTATAGAGGCATCGGTAAAGAAAGATAACTCTCAAGATATAGGAGGAGCTCCATCTGGTGGAGGAATTGGTAATAACGGAATGATGTAAAAAAAAAATACTAGAGAGCTATGATAGCTCTCTAGTAGTTATTTTAGTATTGAATGGTATTTTTAGATGGATCTGTAAATAGCATTACAGGTTTTCTAATACTCATTACTGGTTTTAGATTTTCTCTTTGCTGATACTGATTCAAAGCAATGATCTCTCTTTGTCTAAGATTGATAAGCTTATCTCGTATGACAACGTCATTCAAATATATAGGTTCTAAGATATTTCTAGCATACTTTCTATATATCCTTTGCTTTTGTTGATAGTAGTTTCTCAATTCAGGGAATCCACAATCTACTACATCTATGAATAATGTATTATCAGCTCTAGTTCTCCCTAACTTCTGTCTCAATACTACTTCTGATTTTCCTGGCTCACATATATCTATGGTAAATTCCAATCCTTTGATATCAACTGCAACACCAGCAGATTTGGCAGTAGATAGAATGATCTTCTTATCAAGTTGCTTCCTCTTTTCAGACTTATCAATCAGAGTAGTAAATATACCTATATCCATAAATGGATAGGTGTACTTCAACCAGTTATACGTAAGAAGTATAGAGTTATTAGTTCCTATATAGATAAGAACTTTACCCTCTCTACTTATCTTAGGAAGAACATACTCTTCTAATACTATCCTCAAAACGTTGTAGTAGTTTGGTCTCATTGGTAAATAGTTAGCATACCATATTATATTGAACCCATAATTTGATCTACAATTCTGAAGATCAACAGTACTAGGATGAGAGTTGTAAAAAATTGGTAAGTAATCTGTATGAGGATCATTTTCCTCATCAAAAAGAGTTATCTTAGGAATAGTCTTATATACTCTTTGATATACTTTATTCTTTATAGGATCTGATAGCATTGGAGTTGCTGTCACATAATACGTTTTCCATGTATCTGTAAAGAAGTCTACCATCATTATATTCTCAGGTCTCAAGTGTGCTTCATCATATACCTTGATTCCTATTTGAAGAGTAATGAATAATTTATGAACTGCTTCCCATCCAGCACTCTTAGCATACTCTGTTATAGTGTCTAAACTAATGAGATAGTACTTTATGAATCTATGATCAACAGATCCATTCAATAGCCTTTGAATAGACACATTACCAAGTATAGTGTAAATATTTTCAGATCTTGTATCAGTATACTCCATTATCCTCTCCTTCCATTGCTCTATCCAGGATTGAGCATACATGATAATCGCAGTTTTAACACTATAGAATGCTGATACTGCTATAGTGACATATGTTTTCCCTTTACCTGTATTCAGATTTAAGAATATCTGATTTTCTCTTCTATTGTTACAGTACTTACCATCTCCTATACAGAAGTTTATAGCTTGCTTCTGTATATCATCCCTAGGTTTTGTCGAAAGCTTAATCTGTTTAACTTTCATGTATGGATCTGGCTTATCCTTACTATGTATTCTAGATCCTTTGAAGTATTTTTCCAATAGATAATACTCAGTACCAGATGGTATATAGAGTTTATCATTCTCTGAGTCTATATACATAGCTACGTCTTTATAACAAAATCTTCCTTTATCATAGATTTGAAATAAATGCTCAAAGCCAACATTATCTCCTCTAATGAAATTATCTATAACTATACAGCTATGCCTAATCTCTATGGTATGAGACTTGAAGTCAGATTGATGATAATTTGTATTATTATAAGTAAGCTTGCTAGATTTTTTAGCACTACTACTTTTCTCACCAAACATCTTCTTCATGAAGTAGCTTTGATTTCTATTATTATGAAACAATCTAGATCTACTTCCTTTCTTAATCAGTTAACTCTATAGGTATTGCTATACTAAATACAGTTATCAATAAAACTACCGCTGACCAATTTTCATTTGCTATACTCTGATTAAGAGCATATGTCCCAAAACAGAATAGTCCTAATTTTAAAACATTCTTAAACAGATTCATACCAAATTCTTCAATAACGTATGGATCTGGCTTCTGTGATATTATTCTATCTTTGTACTGAAAGAAATATGAAGCGACATTTAGTATTTTAGAACTTGAGTATGCTAATGAGATTATTATTAGTATAATAGAGTAGATACTCATACAAACACATCCTTATATAATCAATCCATGACTTCTATCAATTACAATACTGATGTATAGAGTAATAAACAATCCAATCAGAACAGCTTTATACAATGCTTCTCGTAGTAGATCTAGAGTGCTATAGTTAGAATTGTGTAATTTCTTACTCATATCAGTAAACTCAATAAAAATATAGGTTATGAGTATGGAGCATAATAGTTTATCATAGAGTGTCATTGTGGGTTCCCTCGGATCCTTTCTCTTAAACAAAATATAATGAAGATCTAGAGATTCTTCTCTAGATCTTCGATGAATTATCTAAACTCTACAACTCTTAATCATCTAACTCTGTCTTTTCTTCTTTCTTAAGCTTCTTTATAACCTCTCTCATATTCTTAGGCCTAGGACCACTATGATCTTTGAAGAATATCATCGGATTCTCACCAGGAAGCATAGTAGACTTCTTCTTATCATCATAGATCTCATGCTGAGCTTCTAAGAACTTCTTCGGTTTCCTCATAAACATAAGATCGAATATAGAAGGAGCCTTCTTCTTATAGGTAAGAGGATAGTAAAGAGACTTAGCAAGCTTCTCATAGATAAGAGAGTTGATTACTGAAGGATTATCAGTTAATGCTTCTCTCAAAGTAAGAATCTCATATGGTTCATCCTCATTATACCAATTAGGATCTTCTAACCTAGAATGAGCTGACTTAATTTGGTTAGAGAGGATAACTTCAAAGTGTATACTATCAACTCCTATATGACCTTTGATAGCAACTTCAATAAGTTTCTCAACTAATTGATCTTTTGTATAAGACTTAGTAACGGGTTTCTTATTAATAAGATCACTAAACAGATCAAGAGACTTACCAAGATCATTATTCTGAAGCTTAATAAAGAAGAGAGTCTTATCTTCAAGATATTCCATAGGAATTACAATCCTATCCTCTTCAACATCTTCATTTTCAAAATTCTTCTTAGCAATCTCTCTAATGGTTGACGTAAGCTCATTTGTAAGATACATCTTTACTTCAGGAGATTCATCAGTAACAACTGATCCTATAGGAATCTCTACTCCCTCATTAGTCTCTAAAGTAAACTCAGTGAGATACTCATTATAGAATGGGCCTTCATCTTCTGCTGCATGAATTTCATTATCATAGAACTTATGCTCAAAGAACTCATCATCATCTTCTTTTTCAATCTTATCAGGATCTATGATAAGCTTATAACCTTGCCATGCTTCTGTAAATGCTTCTACAGGTTTGATAGCATTTGTATCAATAACAAAGAAGTTCTTGAATCCTTCATTCCAAGTCATCACATTGATCTGAGTCTCCAACAAATGCTTAGCTGATAATCTCATCTGAGTCAGAATAGATGTAATCAACTCAGTAGCAATACGACCAATATTGATATCTGCATTAGTGTATGCTAAATCACCATAGCATTTATAGCAGATTCCATGACCATGAGCTTTAGAAGCACAAGTAATAGGAGACCTAAGATAGATCCACTTTCCTATCATATGTGTATCAGTAGCTTTAAGAAGGAACTCTTGTCCTTTAGGATGAATACGATAATACCTATTCTTAAGCTTACTCAATACCTCTTTATTAGTAATAGGGATGTGGATGAAGTTCTTAGTATGGCAATCAAATGTAGGGTCTGGATGCAAAAAAGAGTTAATGTTAGACAACCCTAAGATGCGAGAGAATCCACCAGATTCTCCCACATTCTTTTTAGATATTATCTGAGCAACACGAGATGACCCAGAATCAATAAGCTGATAAAGTAAGTTATTCAAACCACCAGTAATATATGACTGGTTAACTATCTCATGGTAGATACTTCCCTGCCCATCAGGTTTGGTTCCTATATTGAAGTGATTCTCTTTATACTGTTTTATATTGATACCTTCTTTAGCAGAGAATGCATTCTTCAGATAATGATCATATCCCATGATATCTTTAGAATGCATAATGATATCTACTGCCTGATGCACAATATCCATTCCAGCATCTTTTACTTTTTCAATAGGAACTCCGCTAAGATCGCAATGAATGAGATCTCTAAACTTCTGACTCTTCTCCATCAATACTATATCATCTTCAAGATTCAATGTATCTGCAAGATAGAAAGAGAAAAAGTCCACATCAACGAAGTTACACACCATATCTGCTATAATATTGTTTAACTTCATATTATCTATCTTAGAACGATTAGGCTCTATGATAAACCTATCCATAAACTTTTTGATATCTTTGGTTGTAAATGTCTCCTCAACAACTAAGTGTTGAGGACCAATAGGAGTTCCTACAGCAGTTAAAGGATACCATAAAATCAAATTGATAAACAAATCAGGTATACTAATATCAACACTTTCTTGAGTAGGAAATACTAATCCTATCATAGCCTCATGAACAGATTTTAGTTCAATACCATCTTTCATGATATTGAGAATCCCATGATAATATGAATTCCAATTTCCTATATTGATATCACTTGTGTTTACACTCACCTTTTCATTTCTAGCGAGTGGAGCATACATAAAGTAGTTATCAATATTCTCCAACATTTCCAGCACACACCTTTCTTGTTTAGATCACAAGAGAAACAAAAGTTTAATCAAAAGTCTTTCTACTAGTAAAAAATAACCTCCCTCTATAATAAGATATAGATGCTCAATAGACTTTCATCTATAAGCACTATTATAGTATATAAACATAGCAAAGTTTAAACACAGAGGACTTAGTAGTCCTCTGTGCATTTAATCTAGTAATCTATTAAATATAAACGTTTCTAAACCTTGATGTTAACGAATCGGAGCATGGAGATCGAATGCACGAGCATTCAATTTCACAATGCGTTTCTGACTCATGGCAGCCTGACGACGAACACGATTGCCATACTTCTTATATAGCTTACCAAGCAGCTTACGCTCTTGGATACGGTTCTTACGAAGAGCTTCCCAATCAGCATCGCCATTCTCTTTACCCATTTGCAAGCAAAGAAGATGGATACGACGGTCCATATCAGCTTCCTTATTGAGACGTACCACAGCTTTCTTACCAATGACACCAGCCTCAACCAGAGACTTGAAGGTATCACTTTCCATGTAAGCTTTACGCTGTTCATCGTTCATCATCATAACTTCCTGAACGATAGCATTCTCAGTAACAGCAGCTTCATCAATAACACCAGACTCAGCAAAAGAACCTTCGATATTCTCATTAGGCTCAAGCTGAGTGGCATCCGTATCTACGTCCTCATTAATAGAGAACTTATCCTCTACATAAGTATTCGGATCAATACCACTATTATTTCTGAAATACATAGTCTACTACCTCCTAATATTAGGTTTGTATATTACTTTCATATATGAAAAGAAGTAATTTGCCCCATAATAGGGTGAACTTACAGGAATGTCTTTTTGACAAAATCTTGAGTAATGATGTACTATAAAAATGAAGGTATGAAGAGACCATAGTTATACTTGGTTGTATTGTGTATAAAGAAAGGATGATTTGAATATGGAGTATAGAGCACCATTAGTATTAAAAAAGATTAGTTTTATTCGTAAAGCTGATTGTGATTATTTTATTTTGACAGATAATACGGATAGAGAGTATCAAGCATATGTAACTAGTATTGATGGAGATACAGTTAATATGAAATTTTATGATGGATTTGATTGGATAAAACTAACCTACACTATGTTTAAGAATTGCTTATTGGATATAGAATTGAAAAAGTCTAATGTGTCTCTTGATGAAATCATAATAAAGGAGATTTGATCTCATGACTAATCAACAACTCTATGGTCTTGATTATGAAATACCTCAAGGCAAACTAGTAGATTTCTACAAAGATGATATGAGAGAAATTCTCATAAGATTGTGTCCCAAACTAGATTTAGATGAGATAGAGGAAGCAATGAATTGGGCTGTTGCTATCTCATATGAAAATGGTAAAAGAACTTTTGGTCATGAGGTTAAAGTCCATAACAACAATACTAACCAAGTAGCAGAGATGGATTTCCTATCTCTATCTAATGAACTACTTGAGAGAAAACCTATTATAACAACTCAAGGTGTTTTGTTTAAGAGACATGATTCTGGATCTAAGAATCCATTCTATAACTTCATTCAGTATCTGTTAGATAAACGTGATGAAGCAAAGAAAGAGATGAAGAAGTATCCTAAGGGATCTGAGATGTTTAATAAGTGGAATCTGAAGCAGTTGAATTATAAGGTGTCTTGTAATGCACTCTATGGTTGTGCTGGTAATTATGCTTCTGTATTCTATAATCTCTATCTCTGCACAGCAGTAACTGGTCAAGGAAGAGGATGTATCTCTGCTTCCATCACTATGTTTGAAGGACTTCTTTCAGACAATATGAAGTTTGCTAATCTCACTGAAGTACTACAATTCATACAAAATGTTGCTAATGATCAACGTAGAGAGGATATGTCTAGATTCAATGATTGGGATGTTTTAGATAGAAATATCACAGTAGAGGAATGCTATCTCAGAATCATTGGCAATTGTGGATGGGATGGATGGGTTCCATCTGATAGAGCAGTAGAAGTAATATGGGATACTATTTGTAATCTAGATCAGAGAACTATCAATGTCTTGTATTACAAGAATAATCTATTTGCATTCTGCTCTAATAAGAGAGTACTGAACTTAGTTCTTACTATCTTACAGAAGTTAGAAGAACCATTCTTGAATCCTAATAAGGTTCCTGATGAAGTTCATGATGAACTAATTATGTTTAAAGATCTCATCTATGAGTACTGTTATTATCGTCATATATGGATAGATAAGCTTGAGAGAGTTTACACCATGATGAGAGATGTAGTGTTAATAACAGATACAGATTCATGTATAGTATCTTTAGATGGGTGGTATAAGTTCATCTTACAATTCACCATAGGAATTCCTATGAAGATCAAATACACTCAAGCTGAAATTAAACAAGCAGCTGAGAAGATAGAATTAGAGATGAGGAAAACAGATGGTGTTGTAGAGTATGACTTCTATAATGAAGAATTAGTAAATTCTAAGCGTAAGGAGTATCCTCTTATCATCATAGAGGAAGATAACTTAAGATATTCTATAGTGGATATCATGAGCTATGTAGTATCTCAATTGATATTAGATTACATGGTTCTCTTTAGTGAGAACTACAATACTGATACTAAAGGAAGAGATTGTTTACTCATAATGAAGAATGAATTCTTATTCAAGTCTCTGCTTCTTACAACAGGTGCTAAGAACTACTCATCTCTTCAATTAGTTCAAGAGGGTAATATAATCCCAGAAGATAAGCAGTTTGATATCAAAGGTATGCCTATTGCTAAGGTAGGAATACCTGATAGTACTTCTACTGCATTGAAGAATATCTTAGAGTATGATATACTCAGATCATCATTTGTTGATCAAGTTGATATCTTCAGAAAACTCACAACTCTTGAGAAACAGATATATCAATCTATTAAGAATAAGAAGAAAGAGTATCACAAACCTGCTAGAATTAAAGCAGCCACATCATATAAGATGCCATTTAGAATTCAAGGTATTAAAGCATCTTATGCGTATAATCAGATTAAGTCTAAAGAAGAACCATCAATAGATCTGAAAGAAAGAAATTCAGTACTAATCATCAAAGTGGATATTAATAAGAAGAATGTTGATAAGTTAATAGATGAATTCCCAGAGTACTGCTCTAGGATGAAAGAGTTAATGAAAACTCCAGAGTATAATGGTAAGATTGAAGCAATCGCTATTCCAGAAGATATGGAAATCCCATCATGGATAATCCCAATGATTGATTACACTACCATTATTCATGATAATCTCAGAAACTTCCCATGTGATGAGATAGGAATGAGTAAGAATGAGTCTAAAGATATAACTCATACAAACATATTAAAGTTATAACATTTATGTAGAGCTTGTGTAGTTATACACATTCTCTCATATAGTTTCATAGTGATTTTGCTCCATTTGAATCTTATAGAAAATCCTAATCCTAACTTCCTCCTATGGTCTTACTACAAGACCATAGGACTTCTTTTGTTTTTAATCTAAACTACAACAATGAGATAAAGAGAGTATACTCAAATATGAGAATAGTTCTTGTTGGATGGTTTTCCTTGAGGAAGGCTAACTAATGCACACCTGCAAAAGTTTTTATCTTTCACATTTCCATTTTAATAAATAGATAGAGGTAGTCGGTAGCCTCTATCTATACTATTTTCTGTCATTCACATGAAAAGAGGTTGTTTAGATTATGGCATATATAGATAGCGTTGTTGATATGATCTCACACGATATAAAGAAAGCATATGAAACGCATGATAAGAATGATATAAACTCTGCATTAGAATCTGTTAAAAAGATCAAACTAGGAGATGGAGAGATAAATCCTGCTATTGTTATTGGATTAAGAAAGAAAGGTATCAGTTTAGTATGGGGTAAAGAAGTAGAAGGTACTTCTATTAATAAGAAACTAGCTGCTGTTTATAATGGAATGGCATTTGAAATAGGCTAATATAATTTTCAATTATAAACTATAATTTTGTACGGGCTTGAAAACCCGTACAAACTCACAATTTCTTTCAGTTTTTTAAATGGCAAAGTTCAAAAAGGAGAAATGATCATGGAAAATTTAGAATTAGAATTCATCACTCCGGGTTCAATTGTTGATCCTAAGGAAGTGTTTAAAGGATATGAGTATCTCATTCCTAGTGGAAGAGTACTGCCATTAGGAAATATCGATCTGGAAGATGTACAACAAATAAACATAGGCGGCTATAAGCGGAAAATAGCGTCATTTAATGATATTGCAAGAAGAGAACCTCCGGACCTTAAGATAGGTGGAGAGTATTTCAAACCCAATAACTATCTGTCTATCTTAATGAATAATTTTGGGTATAATAAAAGACCTGCTGATATGAGTTGGTTAGATGAGGGAATTCCTATTGAGAATGTTGAGAAGACAGTTCCTATAGATTACTCTCCTACTAGAACCATGCTAAGTATCAATCATGAAAAAATGAGTCTCTATGACCTTCTTACTGTTATCTATTACTGGGGTCGTGGTGGAAGGATAGAGTATGGATATATTCTTGATGAGGAAAAGTCTTTCAAGACTCCTCCAAAGAATGAAATGTTGTATTGCTTGCAAAATGGTATAGAGTTTAAACTCAGTGCTGCTGTTAGCGTTGAGAAAGTTCATTGGTGTATTTCTGATATTCTGACAAGAAGGTTGCATAATATATGCCCTCATATAAATAAGGAGTATCATGAAAACTGCATCAGAAACTTTAGAGGATATGCTAAGAAGATCTGGGTGTATAATCCAGTTCCTATTTTCGTATCTGCAATGGTCGATCCTACTATACTGATGACCATAATAAGAAATTGTGAGATTGAAGCAGCTAAAATAGTCAATGAAAGGTATGGGAATTATAAAGCTCTCAGACCTGACTATGAAACTGCACAAGAGTTTGTAAGGTTGTTCTATGAGAAGCTTAACCATCTTCAAGCCATCTATAAGAAATATGGATCTAAGGGCTTTGTGAATATGGTTAGAGAAGAGTATATAGATGATTGCACCTCTAATATCATTATGAATAGTTCTATTCCAATGAATCCTGATAGAGAGGATAGAATTGGAGAACTTAAAACAGTAGAAGAGAAGAGAAAGTTCATTGATGATATCATAGTGGATGCAGATTTAGTAAAGAATATTGCAAAATATTTAGACTTTGAATCTTTGCCAGAGTATGTGACTAAACGCAAACAAGTAAGGGATGAACTGGGGAATACTGTAACAGAATTCGGAGAAGGATATTTCAAAACCATGCGTCGTCTTGGTAGTATCTTTGAGCAGATGAGTATTTACTATCCAACTAAATTGGATGGTACTA